TGCTGCCGTTTCCTGACGACAAAAGCGACACTGATATGATCATGTCTACTGTTGTTCATCTTTACACCAAAGACGGGCACTTGATCGACAGCGACAAGATTGCCCGTTTTCTAGAAGGCTACTCTTTGACAACGACAGTCGTGTTTGGTCGCTCTGCTGCCTATATCAACATCGCTCACTCTGAGAGGGAACCCTTTCCTCACGAGGAACCATTGAAACTCATGCGGGCGTTACGGAAAGTCTTTCCATCGTTACTTATCGACGGTTTTGCATCAGCGGGGATTGTTAATCTATGACAGAACCGATCACGCCTGCCGACATCCGTAAACAGTCTGATGTCACAGCAAAAGCACTCACCGAGACCATCAGTTATATCAACCGGATACTGGAACTCGAACCCAGTATCGCGCTGCTGCTGAGCGGTCAAGAAGTCGAAGTAGTTGATAACTCCAACTTCGAGTTCTGGCGTGTTGCTAGCAGACCGGCTGTCCAATCCTTTATTGATAAAGGTTGGGTAGTAAAGTTTGATCGCGTTGGCAATATGGTTGTCTATCGTTTTAGTTTGCCGGAGGTTGAATGATCGATCCCGCTACCTACCTACGTCGAGATAATCCTCGGCTACTCCAGCTTGAGGCTGACTATGCTGCGCTCGACCTGCCCTTCAAGCTCTCGGCATGGAAGGATCACCAGAATGTCGGTGTGGATATTGCCAACTTCCGCGCTGACGGCGCTTACCTGGGTCAGGGCGGTCTTGATCGTGAACCGCAATATCGTGCGATGTGGAATTATGTAAAGGCTATTGATAGTTTCGGCTGGATAGACGATCTGAAAGAAGATGGCGATTTCGGCGTACTCGCTTTCGACTTCGACGGATATTCAGTGAGCCGCGATCTGTGTGACAGCGTAATGGAACTCAAGTTTATTCTGGATGAGCTAGGATATTTGCCCCAAAACTGGCTGGATATTGGATCGGGCTACGGCAGGCTGGCTCATCGGCTAACGACCATCTCCCCAAGATCGCGCATTATCTGTGCAGATGCTGTTCCGGTCAGTACCTTTTTATGCGATTTCTACAGTCAATACAGGGGCTTTGCTGATAAGTGTCACATTGGGACGTTGACGGAACTAGAGTCGGTTGATTGGGTTGCCGACATAGCTTGCAATATTCACTCGTGGTCAGAATGCAGCGCTGCGGCCATCAACTTCTGGCTGGATAAGCTAGTTGAGTGGCGAGTGCCATATCTGTTCGTAGTTCCACATGACGAAAGATGGGTCTGCGTCAACGAGGATGGCAGCATCGGTAACTTCAAGCCGCTGATCCTGGATCACGGATATGCGGAAATCGCATCTCGACCAAAGTATCCTGCTGGCGTTGATGGTCTATACCCGGAGGTTCACTATCATATGTTTGCGAGGAGTCGATGACTGACTACATTGACCAATATCTCGCTGAGACGATCATAGTCGCCCAGAATATTGATCGCAACAAGATCGGCGATGCCATCTATATGTTCCATCGGTTGCGCAGAGACAAGGGCCGCCTTTATGTTGTCGGCAATGGCGGAAGCGCAGCCAATGCCAGCCACGCTGTCAACGACTTCAGGAAGATTACTGGCATCAGAGCCTACTCGCCAATGGACAACGTAGCTGAGATGACAGCCAGGATTAACGATGATGGCTGGGACAGTTCTCTGTACGACTGGTCGCTGGTCGAGAAGATTACCAAAGACGATATGCTGCTGGTCCTGTCAGTTGGCGGCGGATCAGCCAGCATCTCCAACAATATCACTCGGCTTATGACCAGAGTGTGCGCAATTGGCGCTCCAATCCTGTCTATTGTCAGTCGAGATGGTGGCTACGCTGGTCCGCTGTCTACATTGTGCATCCATATCCCTGTCGTTAGCCAGTTACGTGTGACTCCTCATGCCGAAAACTGGCAGATGATCATCGTCCACTTACTTGTCAATGCACTCGTGGAGGAACATTGAACATCAAGATATTCGTTGACTGCGCCGATCCGACGACGATGCTTGCACTTTCCAAACAGCCGGAAGTGCAAGGTTTCACAACCAACCCGACCCTGATGCGCAAGGCTCATATTATCGATTATGAGATGTTTGTCAGGACTGCTGTTGAGCGGATACCTGACAAACCCATTTCCTTTGAGGTATTCGCTGATAATCCCGCTGAAATGTACTATCAGGCGCAGCGCCTCGCCAACATGGGTAAGAATATCTATGTGAAGATACCTATCACCAACACAGAGGGCAAGTTAATGTGCCCACTCATCTACGATCTGGGTCGTAACGGCATCAACGTCAACGTGACCGCTGTGACGACTATCGAGCAGGTCTGCGAGGCGCGTGATGCTCTTACGGGAGGGCGTGGCATTATCTCTATTTTTGCAGGGCGCATCGCCGATACGGGCAAAGATCCGATGCGAAAAGTGAACCAGGCTGTCAATCTGTGCGCTCATCGTGGCTGGATTGAAATATTGTGGGCCAGCACTCGTGAAGTGTACAACGTGGTGCAGGCCGATCAGGTTGGCTGTCATATTATTACAGTGTCACCTGATATTCTGGCGAAGTTGCCGCTCCTAGGCAAAGACCTCGACGAGTTCTCCCTCGAAACCGTCAAGCAGTTTCGAGATGATGCTGTTGCAGCAGGATACTCGCTGTGAAGTGCTTCGTGACTGGCTCGGCAGGCTTTATCGGCAGCAACCTGGTGACACGCTTGTTGCAAATCGGGCACACGGTTGTTGGATACGATAACTTGAGTACAGGGTATAAAGAGTTTACCAGTTATCCTGCTCGTGAAATCGGCGGTCAGTATAAATTTATTAGAGGTGATCTATTCGATGTTGGTTTAGCGCAAGCCATGCGAGGTTGCGATAGCGTATTCCATCTAGCAGCTAACGCTGACGTGAGACATGGGGCTGAGCATTCAACCTTAGACCTTGAACAGAACCTGCTTGGCACTCAGGAAGTCCTTGAAGCTATGCGAGCTGAGGGCATTAAGCATATCGTCTTCACAAGCACGGCATCAGTCTATGGTGAGCCGACGATATTTCCTACTCCTGAAAATGCGCCGATGCCTATCCAGACTTCGCTGTATGGAGCATCTAAGCTGGCTGCCGAGGGACTTATCGAAGCCTACTGCGAAACCTTTGGTTTCCAGGCACACATCTTCCGGCTGGTGTCAGTTCTGGGTGAGCGTTATTCGCACGGTCATGTGTTCGACTTCTACAAGCAACTGAAAGAGCATCCAGATCACCTTGACATCCTCGGTAATGGTCGTCAGTGTAAGTCGTATCTCGATGTACAAGATGTTATCAGCGGAATATTGCTAGGGCTTCATCCTTGGAGTGGCAAGGTCAATGTCTTCAATCTCGCCAATGCTGGCTACGTTACTGTGGAGGAGTCGGCAGATTGCATCGCTGCTTACATGGAGCTGCCCAGCCCCAAAATGAACTTCCTCGGTCATAGCGCACGAGGTTGGATTGGTGATAGCCCGATGGTCAACCCGGATAGCACGAAAATCGAAGCGCTTGGCTGGAAACGTCAATATTCTATCAGTCAGGCTATCCAACACACTGTTGAATTCTTAAAGGAGAACGAATGGATACTCAACACCCGCTAGCAGGCAAGACTGCTCTCGTTACCGGTGCCAGCCGTAATCTTGGCGCTGAGATCGCTCGCACCTTATGGGGATTAGGGGCCAATCTCATTCTGGTCGCACGCCAGCACAAAGTCAACCAGTCGCTATATGACCTTGCCGTAGAATTAGGCGAGGCTCCTGTGCTAAATACTCAGAGCATCGAGTCGCTTCACGCCGATCTCGCTATGCCATCTGGTGTGAACCGTGTCACAAAAAGGATAGGTGTAGGCGATGTGGATATCCTCATCAACAACGCTGCCATTCAGGGGCCAGTTGGCTTGCTGGAAAACAACGACTGGCTATCTTGGCGCGATACTAACCAGGTCAACGAGTTGTCGCCAGTTGAACTGTGTCGTGCTGTGTTGCCGCATATGAAGGAACAGAAGTGGGGAAAGATCGTTAATCTGTCTGGTGGAGGAGCGGCTGGACCACGGCCTGAGTTTACAGCTTATGCTACTAGCAAGGCAGGATTGGTGCGTTTCAGTGAGAGCTTGGCCCAGGAGGTGAGCGCTTTCAATATCGACATCAACTGCGTCGCTCCTGGCGAGATGGGGCCGATGGATGGCAGTCCACATCCTATCAGTGAGATCGATAAGGCAGTGCAGCTTATCCAATATCTATGCAGTCCTGAGAGCAACGGAATCACAGGGAAGCTGATCAGTGCTGTGCATGATACCTGGTGGAAGCAGGATCATCTGCGTTGGGCCATGAAGACTGATGCGTATACGCTCAGGAGAGTGAACGAATGAACGTTGGACTCATCGGCTGTGGCAAGATAGGCTGGAAGCGAGCACAGAATCTGGGTGATGCCAAGTTGGTTGCAGTGGCCGATCCTGTTACGGCGAACCAATACAATCACACTGGGCCACTAGGAGTTCCAAGGTTCGACAGCGGCTATGATCTGTTAGAGAAGGCCGATGTTGACGCCGTGATCATAGCCACGCCGCACAATATGTTAGCCCCACTAACACTGGCTGCCGTTAAGGCTGGTAAACATGTGCTGGTTGAGAAGCCTGGAGCAATTCATCAGAGCGAGATTGATGAAATCAACTTTGAGGCCAGAGAGCGAAAACTAGTCGTCAAGGTCGGCTATAACCTGCGTTTTCATCCGGCCATCATGAAGGCGCATTGGCTGCATCACGAGTTGGGTAATTACATGACAATTCGAGGCTACTACGGTCACGGTGGGCGGACTGGGTACGAGAAAGAGTGGCGCTTTGATGAGAAACAGTCCGGCGGCGGTGTTCTTATGGACCTGGGCGTTCATCTTATCGACTTAACTTCGACGTTTTTTGGACAAATATGGTTGGATGCCTCTATGCTCAAGACTTACTTTTGGGACACCGATCTTGAGGATAACGCGACCCTTGTGCTTCGCCAGATGGGCGGTCAATCCGCTGTCTTACAGGTTAGTTGTACGGAATGGAAGAACACATTCTCCTTTGAGATCGCAGGCACAGAAGGCAAGTTGCTTATCGAAGGACTCGGCGGCAGTTACGGCACAGAGCGCTTGACTCATTACAAAATGAAGCCAGAGATGGGACCACCTGAAACGACAATATGGGAGTTTCCCGGTGACGATACTTCGTGGGAACTGGAATTTAAGGATTTCGTCAATCATATCAACCATGATACCAATCATCTTCCAGGTGTGAATATGACACGAGGGGCATCTCTCTATAGCGCCAGTCGAGTTCTAGAAATCGTGGAGGCTGTCTATGATCATCACAAGATCGCCACTTAGGATCACCCTCGGCGGCGGAGGTACGGACGTACCATCCTATTACCGCGAACATGGCGGATTCTGCGTAGCTGCTGCTATCAACAAGTACGTCTACATCACCCTGCACCAGACCTTTGAGCCAGGGATCACGCTCAAATACTCGAAGGTCGAGCGCGTCAAGTCTGTTGATGAGATTGAGCATCCCATCTTCCGCGAGGCGTTGAAGATGATGAATATGACTGATCCTCACCTTGAGATTGCCAGCCATGCCGATATTCCTGCCGGTACAGGGTTGGGGTCGTCCAGTGCTTTCACGACTGCGCTCATCAAGGCGCTGTACGCCTACCAGGGCATGGATGCACCTGCCCATACAATTGCCCAGGCAGCCTGCGAGGTCGAAATTATCCGGCTGAATGGCAATATCGGCAAGCAGGATCAGTTTATGGCAGCCTTTGGCGGCATCAACTCGCTGACTTTCTGCGCAGATGGCACAACTGAGGTAGAGAAGTTGAGACTCAGCACTGGCACGCAAAACGATCTGGAAAGCAACTTACTTCTATTCTTTACGGGCTTTACTCGTCAAGCCGATGATGTAATTAAAACGCAAACTGTGGATAATCTCGACAAGATTCGCAATGCTGGACACGCGATGCGCGATACAATCCTGACTGGTGATATGTATAAGTTCTCCGAAGCGCTGGATCTCCAGTGGCGGTTAAAATTAGAGCGCAATCCCAACTTCGATCCTCGCATCATTGAATGGTACACACTTGGCAAGAAACACGCCGGTGGCGGAAAACTTGTTGGCGCAGGTGGCGGCGGATTCTTGATGTTTCACTCTAAATACGGGAAGGAAAACCTTCGTGCTGCCATGCACAAGGCTGGCCTGAAGGAAGTTCGTTTTATGTTCGATCATGAGGGAACGAAAGTCGTATGCCAGTAATGATTCCGATGGCGATACTCTGTGGTGGCAGAGGAAAACGTCTTGCGCCTATCACGACCAAGATACCCAAGTCGCTGGTGCCAGTGCTCGGCAAGCCATTCATTTACTGGCAGTTAGAACTGCTGGCAGCCAAACACTTTGAGTATGTTGTGCTGTGTGTGGGCCACATGGCTGACCAGATACAGGATGCTGTGGGCAACGGCAACCAGTTTGGGCTGGATGTGGACTACTCCTATGATGAGACACCAGGTCAGGGCACTGTCAAAGCCATACGGGGCGCATTCGAGAAGTTGGGGCCGATGTTCTGCACACTCTACGGTGACAGTTATCTGCCGTGTAGTTATCAGACCATCATTAAAGCGTTTCGCCATCACGATTTTCCTGCGCTGATGACAGTGTACCGCAACCAGGATTACGGGCTGGGCGTGTTCCTGCGTGTAGCTTTCGTCAATGACGCTAAGAGAGAATATGCTTTTAACCTTATCAATCAATACAAGCATCTGTATAAATTTAAAAAACTTTTCGTTTATAATATGAAGCATCGGTTTTACGAAATCGGATCGTATCCTGGGCTGACTCAGACGGAGGAATATCTTGAAAGACACCCTGTCCCGCTCTCCACTCGCGTCGTCCGACTTGACTAGCGCTGGCTACGATCCTGAGACCCAGCGGCTTGAAGTCGAGTTCAAGAAAGGCACCAAGTTGTACTCCTACCATGGCGTTCCACCTGAAGTTTACCAAGGTCTGATGACTGCCGTTAGTCCTGGTAAATACTTCTATGCGAACATCAAAGGTAAGTATGCTTATACGTCATGGGAGATGAACAGTTGAGGCTAGCATTAGCGCTGATGTACACCAACGAACTGCCGTGGCTCAAGCTGCACCTGCCAGCCTATCGAGACGGCTTCGATGGCATTGTAGCGATCACTGATCCTCTCACCATTGACGGTAGCACTCACTACCTTTCCAAGTTGGGCGCGGACACCATGACGGCTGGCTGGAACTATAACTGGGGCGCGTTCGCCACCAAGCTGGTTAACTTCGCCGAGGAACTTGGCTATGATGCTGTTATGCGCGTCGATCCCGATGAAATGCTAATGCCAGGATCAGCCGACGAAATCAAACGGCTGCTCACAGAAGAGGCTGCCCTCCTGTGCTTTCCGCGCCATGAGTTCTTTGGCGACAGAGAGCATGTTCGCGCTGACATCTATCCTGACTATCAGGCCAGGGCATGGCGACTCAACAGGGGTATTGTTGTAGGAGGTCAACGCCATGAGGGCATCAACTTCATGCAGCATGGTCTAGCCGAGCATACCGACGATCCTGCTAACAAGGTGCTGCGCTTGAAGGACATTCACATCTTCCACTATGGCTGGGCCAGCAAAACCGGAATATGGGAGAATATGGTGAAATATCAAAGCCATGAGCAGGTGATGGCGGGCGGACCACCAGAGGTTAACTTTCCGCCGGATACACCATTGGTAGAGTTTCCGACTATGCCGTTCTTTGACGATCAGCCGATTGACCCAAAAGTGTGTGGACTTTTCGCTCCTTTTGATGGCGTGGATCAAAATGTGCTGTAATACAAATTGTCCCTATATCTCAGGAGAATATGTCAATGGCTACGAAAACCCAGTTGGAATTTGTTGACGATCCTACCTATTCGAGCGATGATGCTCCCAGTCAGGTCAGCGCATACCATCCGCAATCGGTACGCGCTCTCATTCAACTGAAAGAGGGGCTGCAACGGCTCCTTGATCAGACCAACGCAGCGATCAACCTTGCGCCACCTCCCTATGTGGCACCCGCCGACACGTCGCCCAAGAATGCGACTGTCACTCGTGAGTTGGCTAACGTGTACGACACGCCCCACTTCAATGCCAAGATTGTGGGAACAATCGCTCAGGGTGCCGCGCTGACCCTGGTGCAAGACGGCTCACGCGATGAGGCTTATACCTGGTATAAGATCGTCGGCGGACAGTACAACGGCCACTTTGTTAAGGGTAACGACCTTAACATGCAGACGAAATAACATCGTCCTTGTGCGGCGCAGGCTACGGGCAAACTGCGCCGCTTGATGAGGTGAAGCATTGAAGATTAAAGCTGGTGAATCCCTTATCATTGGCGACATCGTGTCCTTCGATCAGGGTCGTGTATATCGCGCTCGTGCCGAGAACTGGCACGACACCATTGGTGTCGCTACGAGCGATGTTGACATCAATCAGTTTGTCGAAGTCGCTATTAGCGGTGAAGTCTACGGTGTATTTGGTCTATACTGGTATGTGCAGGGTCGGAACATCGCCGATCTGATTGCTCGGCTGGAGCAGGCGCAGGCTAAATTATATGGAAGAGCGAGATGACTGAACCTAAGTGTGTCATCATGAAGGTTCTCCCCGGTTATACTCGCGCCGAACGATCTGCGATCCATCCCTCTGATCACCATATGATCCGTGATGTTGACGGCGAACTAGTTCGTGCTTATTATAATGATGACGGCACCATCGGTGTCGAAGTGACCGATTATGAGTATGGACGTTATATTAAGCGCAAAGTTGTGACGATCATTGACTCGGATGGCGTATGCTATAGCATCCCGCTTCAATACTTAGAGGAGCAACCACTCGTATGATCCTCTCCATCATCCGCCTTATTGGCAGGTCGGCGCTGCGCTCTAAGTGGAAGCGGCAGGATGCACGGTTACGGGCAGAGCTAATCGTGGAACTTAATATCCCCCGCGAGATAACTCAACGCCAGATGGTTGAACGTGCATATAAATCATCAACCGGACGCGGATCAATTGAAGTGTCCGGCGAACTACTAAGCGCCTTCCTTAGCCACGAAGAATTTGTCGCAAGATTAAATATATGCCCAGGCGATTCTATATTTGCCTCTGCGTTAGATGACAACTTCATTGGAATGTTCCGTGATCAATGGATACACAGAAAGCCTGAACCACCTGAGCCAGTTCCTGCCGCCGATCCGCCCGGATATACGAGTGTGACAAGGTAACTATGTCAAAACGCAAAGAGCCAATCAGCAAAATCTGGCAGGACACTCCTGACCATCTCAGCCATCAAATCTTTAGCGAACTCGAACTCTACGCTACTGACAAGGGTTACTATCCCATCCAGAATGCCCTCTTTCGCTTCATGACCCAGCCGCAATGGAATGAAAAAGTGCGCAAACAGGATGAACCTCGCTATCCAAAGCTAGGCCAGTGGACATTCGATTACTGGTTTGATCGACTAGTCGAGGAAGGTTATATTGAGGTCGATCAGGTTACTCGCTCTATCCGCTGCACCCATCTCATCATTGTAGAAAGGGAAAATTCCGACACACACTCGCTTTAAGGGCTATACGTAGGGTTATCACAAACTCTACCTTTTCTCGTTGACCTGTTACAGAAGGTCGTCAGAATTATTGAGACGATCTTTTCTATTTAACAGGGCAACGTGGCAGCAAAAAAGACGGTTAAGCAACCGATAGTTTCCCCGCAGCGGCAAACATCTAGTGCCGCTCTTGCTGTTCCCACTCACGCCGAAGTCGCCAAAGATCGTCGTGATTTCATCTCCGGCTACATGCGCAATCGCCAGTTTCTGGGTGGACAAGTCTCGTCAATTGAAGAAGCGCGTAAAGTTGTCCCTGAAATTGCCGCTCAACTGAAAAAACAGAATCTCGTCAATCCCCGAACTGGCAAACCCTACAGCGCAGCGACTATCACCAAAGACCTGTCGGAAACCATTGGTCAATGGACATATGTTAAACCGCTGTGGCAGTCGCGTATCCTGCTGCATGTCGATACGACCTTCAAAGATTACGTCTTCTGGGATGCGCTTCGACGCGGAACAGCACCAGGCTACGAAGTCAGCGGGCCAGCCTTCTGTTTGCCGACTGCTCAGACAATAGCCTCTTACTGTTTCGGCAAGGGCATCAATGTTTCGCTAGTGCAATCAGCTATACCCACGGCAGATCGGGTTGCCTTGCACGAGGCGGCAGCCATACTTTCATTTGCCGAGGCGAACGGTAAGCCCACGCAGAATATTCGAAACGCCAACAAGCCAGCCGCTCCTCAAAAGAACGGGAAAGCCCCACAGTCTGGGACCAGCGCACCGAACGCTCCTCTGCAAATGATCCCCAAGGCCAAGCCAACAGCTAACGCTAATGACCGTGTGGCATGGACAAACTTACAGTTACGGACTTTTATTGAGCGCAATCAGGGTCTATTTGTTTCTACGACAGTCGATGAATATTGTCTGGGCAACCAGTTTTTAATCGTCAATCCTGACTGCACCTTGTCCATTGCCTCGCCGGAAACGGTGACAGTCGAATATAGCGCAGCCGATTTCCGTCGCCCTGTCCGCTACATCATCACGACCAAGATGGAAAAGGCGACAGTGCAGGATATCTACACTGACACCAAACGCACGGTCACAGTCCAATACTACGATGAGCGTGGCACTGAAACCCGCGAGTACGAAAACCTCATCGGGCGCATTCCCATTGTTCACCTGGCAAATGATCGCTCAGCTAACGAAATTTACGGCAGGCCCATCTTTGAAGGGCAGTTGCCACTGCTGCGCCAGTATGACGACATTTACTTCAATATGGTTCAGGGCGTGAAGATGCTGGGAAATCCCATTCCAGCCTTTACTGGCTTAAAGAATCCAACCGAGTCAAAACAGTTGAACAGCACAGCCGTTCCCTACATCGATGCGGATGGCAACCAGCAGATCGAATACGAGATGCGGTTGGATCGCAACACTGGACTCTGGATAGGCGACGGTGGCGATGTCAAGATGCTATCTACGCCGGTTGGCTTTACTAAAGACAGCGATGATGCTCTCCGCCAGACCTTTTTGCTACTGCTTAATGGTGTCCGTATCCCTGAAATGGTCTGGGGCGGTGCGATTGCTTCGTCTAAAGCATCGGCTGATGCCCAGATGCCGCCCTTCTTACAATACATAAACTATCGGCGCTTGATGCTTGAAGGCGAAGGCTCCGATCCCACACTTAATATTGACGCTCGCGGCGGCATACTCGAACTGATCGACATCTGGCTGCGCACCTACAAGCTGCTTAATCCGGCTATTGTGGTAGGTCCAGTCCAGATAGAGTGGCCTGAAATTGACGTATACGGCGACCAGACCAAGTATCTGTGGGCGACAGCGCTGGCTGGCATGGGCAAGATTACTGACGAATTGTTTGTCAAGGCATCTAACCTGACCACAGATCCGGCTGGCGAAGTTCGGGCTGCGGCTGGTCAGAAGGTCCGCGCACCACAGTTCGATCAGTACGACGAACAACTACGGGCAGCTCGTGCTAAGGCGATGCGGATTCAGGATGAAGCGTTGGTCGATGATCCTGACGATCCATACAGCACCGATTACATCTCGGTTCTGACAGACATCGATCTTGAGCCAGCAGTCGAACATCCAAGCCCGGATTTGAAGTTGTCTATCGCTGGCCCCGTTGTCTGGAGTCACGAACTTGGTTAGCACGATGGCTTCACCGATGGCAACCATGGCTGGCTTCGAGCAGCAATATCGCGCCGATCACAATCGTGAGCATGGCCTGCTGCTGGATCGTAACGGTGACGTTATTGTTGAGCGGACAGGCATTTATGATCAGGTAGCCTTTGAGCCAGAAGAGTTCGAAAGCGCACGTGGCGGTTATCTGACCCACTCCCATCCTCGTGACCTTCCTCCAAGTGGGGCTGATCTTGAAGTGGCAGCCACGTTTGATATGACCTTGCGAGCTGTGGGAATTGCTCCAGATACTGGACAGCAATTCGATCACACCGTCAAGATGCCAGACTTTCCTCGGCGGCGTATCAAGGAAATTGTTCCGGCTTTCAACCGTGAGATGGGTAAGGCTCAGAAAGAACTAGCCAAACAACCTTACGGCGATCTCCAATGGCAGCGCGAGTCGCGTCATCTGGCTTTGCAGAGACTGGCGCGTGATTTTGGTTTCATCTATCGGCGTGTAGAGCGCAATGCTTCGTTGGCTGAAGCGAACCGACACGAGAGAGCGCGTCTTGACACTCTGAATAACGTCGAGACGGTCATGCGAGACAGGGTTTTCGAGCCACTGCATGATGAGATTATCCGCAACCTGTCCAGATTAACTGTGGGAGACTCTATTCCCATTGCCAACATCGAACAGGCTCGGCAGGTCGTGGCAACACTGGTGCAGCGCACCATCCTTGGCCCAGCCACACGAACAGGTAGTCTTCAGCCTTACACGGTGCGAAGTGGCGAGGTTATTCCCCACTCCCTGTACTTCAAGGTGTTATGGAGTCTGATGCGCGAGGCTGGTCAGGTCGCCAGCAATCGACAGGCTGACCTCATGCGCAAGTATCTGCCCGCCGATCTCGTTCGTTCACTGGAATATGCCACAGTCGATCCCTTTGGTACTGACCTGAGTGAAATGGATGATGCGCCAGACCTGTCAGGCCATGATCCTCTGCATCTGTGGACTGGACCAGACGGCAAGCGGCTTATTGACCGCATATGGAACGTGGCAGGCGATATGTATCGTCGCCTCGACACATTTATCAGCAGTGCTGTGGCTCGCCGTGTTCCGCTGGCAAGCATCGATAAACAGTTGCAAGCCTATCTGGTTGACGACAAAGGCAGCTATGAAGCCATGCGACTGGCCCGCACTGAGACAGCAGCAACCTACAGCCGAGTAGACAGTGCGGCAGCATCACTCAACCCGATTGTCGAGACTTATCAGCCGTTCACTTCTCCGTTGCATAAGCATGTTGATGTGTGTGATGAGCAGGTAGCAGGTGGGCCTTATCCAGCCAACGATACGGATCACCTGCCACCTTACCATCCGTTCTGTCTATGCGGTGTGCTGTGGAATATGGTCGAAGATATTCCAGCCAAGGTGGAGCAGTTGCAAGGCGGCATCGCCAGAGCGTTGGCAGCAGGCAAAAAGGCGTTTAGCGATCTGATTGGTCCGCTGTCACGCAGATTTCTGGACCTGATATTCGGGAGTAGAAGTTCATGACCCCAGATCAGATTGCACTGCTCATTGCTGCTACGGGTGCTGGAGTCGCTCTGTGCTTACGGGCATTTGCCAAATGGACCGAAGCGCGAGCTACCTTGACAATAGCTCAGGCGACTTCCTTGACGACTGACACAGAAATGCGCAAGCAGATGATGGTTGTCATGACTGGTCAGATCGCTAATAACACCAAAATGACGCTGCTGGAAGTCCAAAACGATGCCGCATCAGATCGCATTAAGACGTTGCTGATCACGATTGAGGAATTAAAAGCCGATGTCGCAGCAGGCAACGAAAAGATCAACAAATTAGAGACGCTTTTAATTCAAGCTAACGCTTCGCTCGAAATAGTCACTACTCAACTACGAACTGCCAACGATCAGATCAGCGACATGATACATCAGCGGGATGTGGCAAGAAACCCGTCAGACACTACGGCAGCGGATGCAATGCTTGTGATAAACAAAGCCGCTGATGCAGCGTCTGCCGAACCGGCGAAAGTCGAGACGGCGCTATGAACACTGGCGCTATGATCGCCCACTTCTCTGGTCAGGCCAGTAACCTGCTTGTCGAAATCGCGGCAGATCACTTCTCCGATTACGCCGTTCCTGGCAATGATATGCACCTGACGCTAGCTTACTTAGGCGAAGCGGCTGACCTGGGCGATGACGATGCGATGGAGATGGAGAACATCCTGCGTAGTCTCAGCGAACGGGCTGCACCGATGCCGGCCACGATCAACGGCGTCACGCGCTTTCTGGGTGAAGACCCTAACCCAGTGGTAGTTAATGTCGATTGTCCTAGCCTGACCACTCTGCGTACATTCCTTTTTGAGCAGTTGCGCGGGCAGGCGATTGAGCCAGTTCTAAACCATGGGTTTACTCCTCATATCACGCTGGCTTATCTGCCAGCCGACAAGCCAATGCCGGATGTGAAGTTCGATCCCATCCCTGTAACTCTCGACTCTCTCACGCTGGCTATTGGCGATAAACGACAGACGTTTTGGTTTCGCGGGAACGTAAATTTGTCCGAGGCTAAATATATGGGCACGTCTCTTTCTGAAAGCGGCGTATACGATGTAGGCGTCGCTGAATTGCAGCAGTACGCCGATGGTCTATCCGAGAGTGTACCAAAGGGCGCACCCTCGTCTGACTTTGCCGATCCCCCCAGCGGTCTGTATGTTGGCGATGCCAAACATGCGGCACTTGCTGTTCAGGCTGTGACTTCCGGGCTGGAAGGCAATAAGGCCAAGGCTCGCAGTGAACCTGGTGTCAAAAGCCGCATCGCCACTGCCATTCGCAAGTTCTACAGCGGTGGGATGCAAAAGTATTACCTGACCTGGTTGAACACTGGCAAGAAACCTGCCCAGCGTCCAACTTCAGAATCTCACATCATGCACGAGATGTATATCGCCGCGCCTGCTTACTCGGTTGCCGACGAAACGCGCTTTCCCGACATTCAGCCTGCGCCAGGAGTAGACGTGGCAGGGCTGATGGCTGCGCACGGCGATAC